GATTTTACAAACTCTGGTTTTTGTTCTGACCAAATGGTCGTGTTAAAGTAATTATTTATATACATATTATTTAAATGGATATCCTAGGTTCCACATCACCAATGAATATCTCGTTCCTTTCGTTACGGGTTTAACTCTGTGCCAAACAAATGAAGGAAATACAATAATAGAACCTTTAGGTAATATCTCTTTTGCTTTTACTAAATGTTTACTTTCATCTCTCATATGGGGGTCATAGTTTTTAAAATCAAACTCTAACTCTCCGCCTTCATATTCTGAACCATCTGTTAATTGACAAGTCATAGATAGCTTTCGAATTTTACCGTGTTCTTCTGGATTGTTAGGTTTATCATAAGGTTTATCCCAACTATCACAGTGCCAATCATAATATTGATTAAGTTTATATTTTGTAAATTGACAAGACTCACTTCTATCCCATTCAAAATTCCAACCAGCAGATTTATTAGCTTGATGTATGTAGGGATGTAATTCTTTATATATCCAAGTTTCATTTAACCAAACAAGATCTGAATTTCTTTTACGTTTCATATCTTTTATTTCTTGTTTAGATAATTCTCTGTCACCATATCCACCCGTTCTTGCCATAGATTCTGCTTGTGATAATCCATAATTAATTATGTCATCACATAGTTTTGGTGGTATTGCTGAAGTAAAATACCAATAATGATTAGATATATTCATATGTTATAGTCTGTATAAAGTTTAATGAATCTTTTTGATTGTTAGTTATATAATACATATTAGTTGATGGAAACATAATGAATTGATTATTAGTAAGTGGTATATCCCAACTTCTACCTTTACGTCTGTTATCTTCATAATGTATTCTGACCATACAGTCTTTTACTTTTACACCATATAATAATGTAAAGTCTGGAGAGTTACGTAAATCTACTGGATCTATATTTAGTAATGGAATTGTAGTCTCGCTAGGTTTATAGATATTTCCCCACGTTTCTTTGTTAACTAGATTAATACCGTATTCAAGATTAATATGATCTCGCATATAAGTATTCAACATATCCCAAGTTCTTGAGAATGGAAAATCTTTGTTTTGAATTACTGATTGTAAGATGTCGCCTGATAATTTATCTCGGTCAATGTCCCAATCTTTAGGCATCGCCACATCACCGTAATATAATGCTTGTTCTGTTAAAACTTTCTTCTGCATACCACCACCATTTTTAATTTATGCTTTTGAGTCTGTCAAGTCCCAAGTTGTATTTGCTTCATTCCATACGTAAGACCACATATGAGTATCTGCTGTATTTTGTGATTCTTGTTCAGCTGTTAATGCAGGAGCATCGCCGATTGGTGATTCCCAATTAGCAGTTGTAGTATTTTTTACCCAAGATGCATATGGTTTTTTAGGCCAAAAGATTTGATTATCTTCGTCCCAAATATAACCAATACCTGCGTAATTACCTCTTAAAGGTGTTCCACCATCTTTATGTTGATTACCTAATGTATTGTATGAAGTTTGAATCCACATTTGTGCAGGCCAATTATTATGTGTTTCTAAATATTGTTGACCTACTGATTCATCTTCAACGCCATCAGCGTTAAGCATATCAGAGTTATTCAAAGTTAGTACTTGAATAACTTTTCCGTTTGATCCTAGTTTTGCAAAATGTGCCATAATGTTTCTCCTTATATATTAATTTTAATTATCATTCAACTATTGAAATTTGTATCTAATAATAACAATTCCAGAACCGCCGGCACCACCTGTACCTTGTTGAGTCATACCACCTCCACCACCACCAGTATTTACTCCACCAGAAACTGCTGAAATTCCTGGAGAAGATGGGTTGTTAGGTGAAAAATTAGATTCTCCACCACCACCTGCTCCTCCTGGACCTTTTGTTCCACCTTGATAAGTAGCGCCTCCACCACCTCCGGCAAAATATCTTGTTGATCCTACTGGACCTGGTGTACCATTACATCCAGCAAAACCTGATTGAACTACAAAAGAACCTATACCACCACTTCCACCAGCAGTTGGACTTGCAGCTTGTGCTACACTTCCTGCTGCACCTGCACCTCCACCACCACCTTGACCATAGGCTGGTGCACCTTGATCTCCAGCTCCACCATTATTTCCTTGAGGAGGACTTACTGGAGGAGTATTTCCAGTTCCACCACTTGATGGAGGGGTAGGAGTGCTTGATCTTCCTGCTCCACCACCTGAACCTCCTGCTTGACCGCTTTGTAGAGGTATAGGAGCACCTGGATGAGAACCACCACCTCCACCACCTGTAGATGTAATTGATGAAAAAATTGAATTTGAACCATTTCCTCCAGCACCTGGAGGATTACCATTTGGTGTACCTCCTGCACCTACTGTTATTGGAAAAGATGCTACTGTAGCTGTTAAACCAGTTGGATTTGCTAAAGGAGAAGTTAATGGAGCTGGCATACAGGTATCATTAGACAATCTAAATCCACCAGCACCACCTCCGCCAGATCCTGCTGAATCTAATCCTAATGGACCACCACCTGCTCCACCACCTGCAACAACTAAATAATCAATTTGATTATTAGCTGCAACAACAGCTGTATTACTTACTGAAAAAGTTCCAGGTCCTGTAAATGTATGAATTTTAAAATCACCTGATGTTGTTTCTGTACCACCTGTAGCTATAATAAATGGGTCAGTAACTGCAACTGATTGATTTCCATCATCAGTTACTAACCAACCTTGTGTCGAATCTATATAAATAAATGTTACTGCTAAACCGGGTGTTGATAAAATTGCATTGCTAGTTGAACCACCAATTTTTTCCGAACCATTAGAAATTATTATACAATTGTTTGAACCCCAAGTTTTTGCGTAATCTTTAACTGCAACTACTGCACCAGGTGATCCTGCTGGTAATGTTACATCAATCTCACCACTTGTTGTATTTACAAAATAACCTTCACCAGCTACTGCCGTAAAATCTCCTGTCTTAACTGTTGTTACCCAAGAAGCTGAACCTGTTGCACCAAAGTTTGTTGCTGTACCTTGGTTATTAATTGTTGCACCTGCAGGAATTGTGAACGTATCTCCACTATCTCCTAGCTGTACTGTACCACACGCTGCTCTTGGACTAATTTTATTTACTTTTATTTCACTCATAATTTACCTATTGAAACTTGTACCTTATTATTACTATACCTGAACCACCATTTTTACCAGCAGATCCAGGGTTTTGTCCACCACCGCCTCCGCCACCACCGCCAGTATTAGTGCCTCCTGCAGTATTATTTCCTTGGTTATTACCTGATCCTGTTCCACCGCCGCCGGCTCCACCTGCTCCACCACCAGCTGGGTTTGGAGTACAACCACCTGATCCACCTCCGCCGCCGCCAGCAAAAGCTGTTGGAGTTCCATTAATACTTGTTGTTGCTCCTGCTCCACCTGGTGTACCAGCAGGATTACATACGTGAGTAGGTCCAGGAATACCTGCGGCTCCCGAAGTTGCTCCACCACCACCTGCTGAACTTGCTGGTAGAGGCCCAGCACCACCATTACTTCCTTGAGGAGGACTTACTGGAGGAGTATTTCCTGCTCCACCTGATCCGTTACTAATAGCTCCTCCCCCAGATCCACCAGGTGCTCCTGAATGTTCTTGAGGTTGTGTTCTGTTTGCTCCACCACCACCTGCAGTTGATGTAATTCCTAAACCACTAGAAGGGTTACCATTACCTGCTGCAGCAGGAGAAAGAGTTGGAAAGTTAGCTGGCCAAGGAGCTGCCGTACCACCTGCTCCTATTACAATTGGATAACCTTGTGCTGTAACTGGTATTCCATTATTAGAACCTGAAGTACAAGCTAAAGGGCTTGATGTATAAGTACATTGAGGAGTTTTACCTTCTCTAAATCCACCAGCTCCGCCACCACCTCCAGCATTACTAGAAGCACTTGCACCTCTACCTCCAGCGCCACCACCTGCTACCACCATATATGAAACTTCAGTTGAACCGTTTGGAGTACCTACTGAACAAACTGTAAAAGTACCGGGACCTGTAAATGTGTGAACTTTATAATCTCCATCGGTAGTTATAGTTCCACCTGTTGCTACAATAAATGTAGGATCTAAACCAGGTGTTGAAAATTCATTACTTTGTACTGATCTCCAACCAACTGTAGCATCTATATAAACAAAAGTAACTCCTAAACCTTCAGTTTCTAAAATAAGACCCTCACCAGCAGCTCCACCGTTAATTTTTTCTGATCCATTTGGATCAACTGTTAAAGCATTTGTATCAAATGTATTATTATAATCTTGAATAGAAACAATTGCTCCAGCACTTCCTGCTGGTAAATCTAATTCAAAAGCACCACCTGCTGTATTACAAAAATATCCTTCTCCACTAGCTGCTGTAAATGTGGCTGTTTTAATTGATCCTGTTTGCCAATCAACAGAACCTTCTCTACCAAAACCTGTTTGACTTGCACCTGATGCTAAAGCAATACTATCACCACTTGCACCTAGTGTAATTGTCGTCCCACATTTATTGATGATGTTTGAATCATCTGAAACTTTATTTATATTATCTACTTTAATTTTACTTGTCATAATTATTGAAATTTATACCTTATCATTACTATACCTGAACCACCAGTATATCCTGTATTAAATGGAGCTACAGGAGCTGGACTTGGTCCACCATATATACCTCCACCTCCACCACCAGTATTTATTGTTCCTGTTGCACCTGAAGTTGGAGCTGTTGATCCTTTTCCTCCACCACCAGCACCACCTAATCTTGGATAACTGTTAGCGGGAGCGTCATCTGTTGCACCGCCACCACCACCAGCAAAATATCTAGTTGAAGAAACTGGTCCTGCTGTTCCATAACTTGGTGCTGTTGGACCTACAAAACCATCTGCAATAAATGAACCTATTCCTCCGGCACCATTTTGTCCACAACCAGGTCTATCACCTTTTGTTCCTACAGCTCCAGCTCCACCACCACCAGACGCATATGTATATGCACTAAATCCATCAGCTCCTGCAGCTCCACCATTATTTCCTTGAGGAGGAGAAACTGGAGGAGTATTTCCTGTTCCAGGTCCTGGTGCGTTAGAAGAATCTGTATCTTTTGATCCCCCTCCACCACCTGAACCTCCTGGTCCACCTCCACCTCCTGGAGGTGCATTTGGATTAGGACCACCACCCTGACCACCTGTTCCACCGCCACCACCACCTGCTGATGTAATTGTTGAAAAAGTTGAAACACCACCTGAACCACCTCTTGTTACTGCAGCACACGGAGCAGCTGAAGAACCACCTGGTCCACCTGCTCCAACAGTTATTGGATAGGATTGAACTGATACTGGTATTCCAGAAGGATTTGCTAAAGGTGATGTAGTTGGTGCAGGTAAAGAATAACTGTTAGCCATTCTAAAACCACCAGCTCCACCTCCGCCACCTGCATAACCTGGACCACCACCTCCGCCACCAGCTACTACTAAATAATCAACGATGTCAGTTGTTCCTGCACATCCAGCACTTGTTACTGCAAAAGTTCCTGGTCCTGTAAAAATATGTGTTTTAAAATCACCGCAAGTAACAACAGCATTACCTCCAGTTGCTTCTATAAATGTTTTTTGAGCGTCTAAATCAGAACCATCAAGAAAAACTTGCCAGCCTTCAGTACCATCAACATAAATAAAAACTCCACCTGAATTATTTTTTTCAAATGAAAAATCTGATGCTGCACCTCTAATATTAGAACCATTTCTACCAACAGTACAAGTATTTGTAGCAAAAGTTCCTGTATAATCTTTTATGGCCATTATATCACCAGCACTTGGAGATGCTGGAAGATTAACTGTTATTGTTCCTGCTGTTGTATTTATAAAATATCCATTACCACTAACACCTGTAAATCCTGCTGTTTTTGCAGTGGTGTCCCAGTTTACAGAACCTGATCTACCAAAACCTGATTGAGTAGCGCCGGCAGCTAAAGTTACAGCTGTGCCTGATCCACCTAAAGTTAAGGTTGAACCACTTTGTTTATCTATTGCATCTACTTCTATCTTTGACATTATACTATTACTAAAGTTCCTGTTACTGTTATTGTACCAGGTACTGTAATAGGTCCTGCGAGAACTCCGTTCTCAACAGTTTGAGTACCGTCCATTGTACCTGCTTGATTTTTTATAAATTCATCAGGAGCTGTTCCGCCTCCGATGTATTGGATTCCATTTACTATTGCCGTCATAATTACTCCTACGTACTTATTTCGTCGATAAATGATGTAACAATATCTAAAG